CATTCAGAAATCCGTCTGCGACCCAGAGATCGTAGGGCTGCTTATCCCGCAAGCTCCGGGCAGCGAGCGTGTCGCCCGGCGTCCAGACTTCGACCCAGGCATCAAAGCAGGGTTTGCCGTCCTTCTCGCCACTCCGCTGGACTGCCGCCAGCGCGGTCAAGTCGCGGTTCTGGCTAAGGTCGAGCCCGAGCCAGACGGACTGGCCGGCTTTGGGTTCGAACTCGGCCAAGAGCGGCTCAAGCGTGGCCCTGGCCATCCAGGCGGTTTCGGCATCGGTCCAGACGCAGAAGTGAAGCCGCAGGATCCCGTTGAGCTGTCCCGGGATCGCCTTGGCCTGCGCCACGACTTCCGAGAGGTACTGCTCGGTGATCGTCACACCCAGCAGTGGGTTCGCCTTGATCCAGCAGCTGGGGTCGGTCAGCGGATCGTCGCCCTCGTCGAGCGCACAAACATAGCTGAATGTCGTGTCGTCGATGACCTGCCCGAGAAAAGTCGGGTCGGTCACCGCGTCGGGATTGCCAGCCGCGACCCGGATGGCGTGTTCGTGTTCCTCCCATGCAACCGAATTACGGTCCGAGCCCGAGTTGGTGATCATGAACAGCAGCGGATCGCGGCGGAACTTGAAGCCGCGCTCCAGCATCTCGATGATCGAGCGGTCCGGAAGCTCGTGGACCTCGTCCGCCAGCACAAAATAGGGCCGAGGGCCGGACCCGGTCTTGCCGGTATCGCGCGACACCGGGCGAAAGAAGCTTCCGCTCGCCAGATGCGCGATGTTGAACTCGCGGCCTGGGCCGCCCGAGAATTCCAAGCGCCTGGCCAATGCAGGTGACTGTCGCACCATCTTGACCGCATCGCGGAACAGGATGTTCGCCTGCTCCTTCTTGGCGGCTGCCGCGTAAATCTGGGCGCCGGACTCCTTGCAGGCGGTCATACCGTAGATGCCGATGCCGCCAGCGATAGGTGATTTGCCGTTGCCCTTGCCTTGCTCGATGTATGCCCTTCGGAACCGGCGCCGGCCGTCCTTGCGCTTCCAGCCGAATAGCGCGCCGATGATAAAGGCCTGGCTCGGTTCGAGCTGGAAAGGCTGGCCCTCGAACTGGCCTTCGGAAAGCTTCAGCACCTCCTCGAAGAAGGCGAACGCGTGGTTGGCTGCATCGTGGTCGAACCAGATACCGTCCTTACGCTTCAGGTCAGCGATGTGCCGCCTGCAGGCATTGCGAACGTGCGGCCCGGCAACAATCTCGCCCGACACCACAGCCTCGGCATAGGCCAGCGTGCGGTCAGGCGAAGAACCGATCGGCGGGGTCGCTACTTTCTTGCGGCGGCTCGGCCGAGATCCTGCTCCTGGCACTGGGCGTCATCCCGAATTCTGCGGCGTAACGCATCATGTCCGCCGCCGCCTTGTTGGCGGTGCCGACCAGCGGGTTCTGGATCGCGTTGCCGTTCGATGTCTTGATCATGAGGCCGCCGGTCAGCTGGTCCTTCTCGGCCATCTTCGCGATCGCGCGTTCGGCCTGGACCCAGCGGCCGTAAGCCATGGCGTAGGCGGCGAGCGCTGCCCGGTCGATCTCGGAGAGAATACCGAGGTTGTAGAGCTCGGTTGCGACTCGGTTCCATTCCTCGACTGCATCAGCGGTGAGATGGACTGGCGGTGCCGGGATGGCGGCCTTGGCCTTAGCTTCCTTGCGGTTGACCTGCCGTTTGCCGGGGTTGGAGGTCACAAGCTTGAGCTGCGTGGGCTTCGGCTTTCTGCCGGTAATCATGCAGCCTCAGCTATTCTCCCGCCTGCGATTTCGTCGAATGTCCGGCCATCGCCCTCAAGGGTCGCAGCCCTGCCGGTAAAATCCTGCCAGCGCTTCACGGCTACATCGATGTAAGCGGGATTAAGCTCGATGGCGTGAATGGCGCGGCCGGTCATTTCACCGGCGATGATGGTAGTGCCCGAACCCGAGAACGGCTCATAGACCGCTTGTCCCGGGCTGGAATTGTTCTCGATCGGGCGCTTCATGCACTCGACCGGCTTTTGCGTTCCGTGACCCGTTTCGTTTTTCTTGGGCTTGGCGATGTGCCAGACGGTCGTCTGCTTGCGGTCGCCTGCCCAGTGGCCTTTTGCGCCCTTCTTTACGGCATACCAGCAGGGCTCATGCTCCCAGTGATAGTCGCCGCGCGACAGCACGAGCTGGCCCTTGTCCCAGATGATCTGGGAGCGCAGCATGAGATCGCAGGCTGCAAGGCTGTCACCGACAACCCCGGCATAGAGCCCAGCGTGCCAGACATAGGCGACGTCACCCGGGAACAACGCCCAGGCCTCACGCCAGTCGGCTTTATCGTCGTTCAGCACCTTGCCCTTGGCGGTGCCGGAGGCAGCAACACCCGCCTTTTCGCGCCAAGCCGGATCATACTCGACGCCGTAGGGCGGATCGGTGACCATCAGGTGGGGCGTGACGCCGTTCAGTGCCTTCGCGACGGTGTCCGCATCAGTGCTGTCGCCGCAAACCAGCCGGTGCTTGCCCAGCAACCAGACATCGCCGGGCTTGGCGAGAGGCTCGATTGGCACCTCGGGGATCTCGTCCGGATCGGTGTTGCCCTCGGTCTTCTCGGCCAGCAGCTTTGACAACTCGTCATCCGAGAAGCCGGTCAGCATCAGGTCGAAGTCGAAGCCCTGCAGATCGCCGAGCTCGACGGCCAGCAGTTCGAGATCCCAACCAGCGTTCAGCGCCAGCTTGTTATCCGCGATGACGTAGGCCTTTTTCTGGGCCTCGCTCCAGCCCTTGGCGACCATCGTCGGGATCTGGGTCAGGCCCAGCTTGCGCGCGGCAAGCAGTCTGCCATGTCCGGCGATCAGGCCGCCATCTTCGTCGACCAGGATCGGGTTGGTCCAGCCCCACTCGCGGATCGAGGCTGCGATCTGCGCAACCTGCTCGTCCGAGTGCGTGCGAGAGTTGCGCGCGTAGGGCGTGATCTTCTCTATCGGCCAGAGCTCGCTGCTCTGGGCCGGCCAGTTCTGATCCATAGATGTCCTTGAAACGGGTTCGGCCGCAGAAGCCCGGAAGGGCTTGCGGCTCTTGTTTGCGATGATGGTAAGCCGCTATGGGCTTTGGAGGTGGGGCCTGTAGCTCAGTTGGTTAGAGCTGGCCGCTCATAACGGCTAGGTCGCGGGTTCGAGTCCTGCCGGGCCCACCAATCAAATCAGTTCGAGCTCGTTCAGAACCTTCGCTGCGTCCAGCAGTTGGTCGGTCTGGACCGTGATCTCGATCGCCATGCTGTCGGCGGTCGCGCTTGCGTAAACGCCGCCCTCGTAGAGTTCCTGCTCGATCATCTCGATCACCGTGACGATCCGGCTTCGGTCGAAGTTCTCCGGCAGCGTGCGGATCGCGAGGCGGATCGTGCTGATGATGCCCGCGCTCATTCCGCCTCTGCCATGATCTCGTAAAGGCCGACAAAGCCGGTCAGGTAAGGCAGGCCCTTTGGAATGCCATGGTCCCGCGCGGTGTTGCGGTCGATCTTCCAGCCCATCCAGCGGGTGATGGCGGCGTCGATCGCCGCATCAAGGCCAAGCCCGGAGTGGATCCCGTTGTGCACATCGTCGGCGAAGTGCCGGCCGTGGCGGCTGTCGAGGAAATCCCGCACCCCTTCGGCGCTACCCATCGTGACCTTGGCAATCGCTGGGAAGGCGATCTCCCAGGCCTTGTTGGCATCCGTGAAGCCCGCTGCGGTTCCGAAAAAGCCCCAGTCTTCGTTGGTGGTCGGAAGGGTCGAGTTGGTCATTTGCATCGCTCCGTTTTCGTGAAGCGACTACCGCTCTTATCGCGGCGACTATCCAGTCAATTCGATGGAAAATATCGACTTTATGGAAGCTGACCCCCGGTCAGAGTTTCGCGGGAGCGAAAAGTTTGGGCCAGGCGCGGTGTCCCCCGCCGAGGGCCCAAACTTTCGAGCCGCCCCCCGGCCTGCTCAGCCGATCGGCCACCCGTCAAAGCCCACGGCGACCGTCCTGCGTTTGCCGAATTGTTCGGCAGTCCGCCTAGCATGGCACTCAGCGCATAGGCAGCGAATGTTGCTGTCCTCGTCAGAGCCGCCAAGGGCTAGCGGCACGATGTGGTCAGGCACGGTCGCCTCGCGGACAATCCCGACGGAGGCGCAGTCGCGGCAGAGTGGTTCGGCCTTGAGGCGACGAAGGCGTTGGGACACGCCCGCTCGCCCTCGGAGACGCTCCATGCTAGTGCGTCCCCATTATGACCGAACAGCCTGTGATTACGATTGAAGCTTGCCAGAAGGTAATCGACGAAAGCGGAGCTATCTGTGGCGAGCCTACAAAAATCATTGAGAAGGCCGCCGATCAAAACTCGGGTCTGATTACTGCGACCTCAGAGTGTCGCGCCGGACATCAGTCCATGGCCACAATCGATCTGGAAACGGA